CTCCTTGAGAGTTTCCATCGTGTCAGTATCGCGCACAACAACTTCGGATAGATTGCAGAATTCCTTGTCGCGCAAGATAATCTCGGAACATGGATTGGTACCAAAATCATAATCAGGGTTACGACGACCATGCTTGATAACTGTAGCCTTCGCGCTCGCACGATTGAAGATACCGCGCTCACCAGACTTTGATTCATAGAGAGACTTCCACTCTTCCATGAAAAGACCCATATCAGGCTTTTCTTTATAGACCGCTGAGTTATTAGCTAATGCTCGCTGTGATTGGTCCATCCACCATTGACCAGATTTTGCCACGCGCATACGGTCATCAGACAAGTCAGAGAGACTAATAAGAGCGGAGCGACGAACACCACCGACAACGACAATATCAGCAATCTTACAAACGATATCATGGGCTTCCAATGTGTTTAGACGACGACCAGCGGCCTTCTTGAATGTTTCTACGCAGAACTTGAAGAGAGCCTCAAGCGGCTCAGGGCCAGATGCACGCCCACCGAACGTCTTTAGTGGTGTACCAGCAGCACGAACCTTAGACACATCCCACTGAGGAATTTGCCCAACATAAAGCATACCGATAAGCTCCTTGAGCGACTTAGCCCAACCAAGCTTTGAATCAGCAACTACGATTGTGGTATCGGTGTTATGAAAATCTTCGGAAACGATGGGGAGTTGTTCTACGTCTTTGGACTCTACAGAGAATCCAACGCCTGTACCATTCATAAGAATATAAAGGATCTCATCAAATGACCGTGGGCTATTCACAGCAACATAAGAGCAATTGTAAGCTGCGATATTCTCGCGCTTCAATGCTTCACCAGCAGTCATAATGCAACGCATAGATGGCATGACCTTGAGAGACAAAACAGCATCTTCAAGTTCGGCCCTAATCTGAGCAGTATCATAACCATGGTTTGTCTTCAGGTGCGATTCAAAGAAATCAAAGAAGCGGCTGATCGTTTCACTCCAACTTTCTCGTCGCCCCTCATCCCACATGAACCTCGAATATCTTGATAGATGAATGAACTGCTGATAGAGGGAAGGTAACGAGTTAGACATATAATTCTCCAATTTTCTTTTTGAACAAACGGCATCGTTCCGAGAATTGCTCTCGGCTATTTCAACACTTTTTCCAGGAACGTATCGCAAGCTTGAGAGACAAGCCAGTATGCGTAGCTGTATTTATTATAGAGTGAATTGCTTCTGGCGACAAACCATCAATAATTGCTTCATTTATATCTTTATATTTCCAGTGATCTGGCCAGATGACGACCCCGTACCCACCAGCGACAAATGATTCAACTTTCTTTACGACCTGTGGATTACGCGGTTGATTATCAAATACAAGTACCACACGATCGGTAGGAATGCTTCGTACCGCGCGTGTGAAGTCGGTGCCACCAGCAGCAATTGCGTTCGGTAAGAACATGCTGTCGATGGGACCTTCTACAACGTATATAGTTTTTGTTGTATCTACCTTATCGAGCCCATAGACAAGGGCTTCGTCTTCAATACGCATAGTGACATATCGGAGTGTGGATGTACCGAGCGCACGCCCAGACACGCCTGTTAGTTTACCATTCGCATTACGAAACGGTATGACAAGGCGAGCATCTGATACCAGGCGGCCCTCATATGCAGGGTTAAGTGTTTCTAGGGCTTTCATATCCCGTGCGAAATATAGATCGTCGTAACGATCCTTTGGTATCTTGCGACCCTTGACATATTGCACAGCAAAATGATCTGACGGAAGATCCTTGATCTTTATCAGCATATCATCCAGAACTGTCTTGGTTATGATTTCTTTGCGAACATCTGGAATAGAGAACTGCAATGGCTCGTTACCTAAGCCACGTTCCTTGAATGATTCCAGCTTGTATGCGCGAGCGAGATTAGGATCAATGGTATCAATCACCTTGTACAGTGAGGTACCTAGATCGCAGTTGTGACATTTGAATATGTAGCCATCTTTCTTTGGAAAAAGATAGCCTCGGGCTTTGTATTTGTTTTTCTGGGAATCGCCACAGAAAGGACAACGAAAATTATATGCGCCGCCCTTCTTCTTGAATACCAAGAGTTTGGGAGAGATGAGGGCTATGTATTTCGAATCAGTGATATTAGACATAGGTTCATTATAATCAGAATTATCGCACTAGTCAAGTTATTTCTGAGCCTCTAGCTTGTAGTTACGGTAGTATTTTTTGTAGCCAGCAATTATGGTATTTTGTTGTACAACATAGCGGCGCATCTCAGCCGCATTGATTGCAAGAGTTTCATAGCCTGCAGGTGTCACAGCAAATAGTACAACTGGACCACCACTGGCAGCCATTTCTTTTATCTTAGCTTCGATATTGTTTGGTGTGAGAACAATCCACTCCACATCGTTTTGTGTGGCTGGCATTACCGTTGGTAGAATAAGTTCTGGGCGATCAATCAGAACTGGCTTATCAAATACCTTGGGTGTTGAATTGCAACCCGCCAACAATAGTGTAGCGCATAGCAGTAAGATTTTATTTTGCATTTGCAGCCACTCCCTTAGGCATAAGAGAAGAAATTAATTCTGGACATATTGCATTTTTCATAGTACCAGAACGCTCGTCTTTTGTCAAGGGTGAACCTGTAGCAATCGCATTACAACGAAACGCTGCTTTTGTGCCACGGTTGATTTTCATTTGAACATCATCAGCATTTGCGATAGACGCGGCTGTTAGTCTTGGCGCTGCAACCTTCGAGCGAAGGTCAGATGCTTCCTGTTGTGTCTTGATAAAGTCTTTGGTTATTTCGGTGTTGATTTCCTGCATCTTCTGGATATCTTCATTCTGCCTATCCATCTGTGCTTTTTGCTGATTGATAACACCTTCCATGCGCTGCTGAACTTCCGCAGCAGCCTCTAACTTACCTTCTAATGCTTGAATGTAGAAATACCCACCTGATACGATGGAAAAAAGAATTGCCGCTATTGCGACTTTGATACCTATACCCATTACTCGCTCCCGTCTGAACCGTCTCCCATTGCGCTTGTGCGACTGACCGCAGGCAAACGCTTCTTTAAGACTTTGTAATATACGGATTTTGATTCATTTGCACCAGCATCTTTCTTACGATCTAATTCATGCTGGTAATCCACTTCTGTGCGTCTGGCTTCTTTTATAGCTTTACGACGAAGGGTCTTGAACAGTATGGGTTGCCCATACTTTTTCATGGTACCTTTGAGGCCCAATTTTGGTTGTCTCTTACTCCAATGAACACCGCCACCTGTGCCTGCGACTGCTGCGCCTGTGGCATTTCCTGGAGCATCTTCTTTGATTTCGCTCATTAGATTTTCCTTAGAACATCCATTATTTGACGATCCATCATAACGTCCGTGGATCTAATTGTCTCGTTTCTTTGACCAATGCCGTACACATTTTCGGGCCAATAATTCAATAACAACAAGAATGGTTTTAGATACTCAAGGTAATCATATAACTTAAATGTCAGCATTCGCGTCAAAGCTTCTGGCTCAAACACATTGTAAAGAACCACCAAGTGATTCAGTATCAACCGTTCCTTCAACTCACCTTTCTTTTCATAGCGATTAAACAATCGACGCAGATTTTTAATTCTATCTAGGTCTTCGTTGAACTCTATTTCGTCAATGCACGGATTGGTATAATGCTTTGCGGCAAACAGAAAAAAATTTGATTCGTCCAAGGTACCTTTCATATCTCTTTCACTAGTGCCCAAGTACCTTGAAAAATGTGGCTATAAACGAGAACCCATAGCCAAGTACAGTACCACCTCCAATAGCCATCCATATGTATTTCTGAATAGCAGCTATCTTTTCATTCAAACATGCATAATGTTTATTTTGTTCTTCTCTTACTGCTTTTATTTCGTCTAATATGGCTTTGTCTTGTGTGCGGATCGTATCATAAACATCTTTCAATTTCTGATCCAATTCTTCACGACGTTTTTCCAATTTGGTTTCAATAACCTCAGCTTGCTTTTCGTGCTGAGTCAGTCTGGCTTCTTGAACTGCAATCATAGCCTTTAGATCACTGGAAATATCAGTGAGCTTGTCTATAGCAGCTTCGATTCTTTCTGTTGCACCGACCATTAGTAGACCTTTAAATAATTGATTACGCTCTTGCGAACTTCATGTGGTAATGATATAGCAAGAGCAGCAGCCAAATGGTGTGGCTCAACTTTCTGCTCTATAAGGTTCGCGCACTCAATAACAACTAAATCTGTTTCTTGGTTTTGTATAAACGAAACAATGCGTGGGTTCTTGCGATTGCCGAACTCCCACGCTAATGCTTCTGCTTTCTCTCCGATCAAGGCACGGACTTCATCGCGCTTTGATGGATCTATGGTAACCGTATGATATGAATCTGTACCATAAATTGAGTGACACAATCCAGCATATACAACGTCACTAGAACATCCCCAGTCCATAAGTAAACTTGCTGTACCGGTTAGATGCTCTAATAAGGATCTTTGGCTGTGATTATTTTCTTCGGCGCCATTATCTAAAAGAAACTCAATTACCTTATGAATCAAATCACACCTCAAAATGTATTAAGCGCAACTCTCTTTATGGTAGTTGCGTTGACTGCAATGTAGATATATGTATTAGTGAAACGCATCTCTCCTACAGCCATACCAACAGTTGTCGCATTATTGGAAGCTGGTGTGCTACCTAATGTGACGTTGACAATATTTGCAGTGAGAGTTTTTGTAACATTGACGTTTGCTGTAGTTGTGGTACGTGCGCGTACAGTGAGTGTTGACCCACTGAACACGGTGTTGGATGGAACTGCACCAAATAGCTTCTTTACAGTAATCTGTTTAGATGTAGGTGTTCCATTAGCGTCAGTAACAATCAGGAGCAAATCGGGAGATGCAGCCGTTGTCGCTGATGGTAGTTGAGATACTTTCTTGTCAGCCATTATTCAGCTCCCGATCCTTTATTAGCGTCCGCCTGGTGATACTGTGAAGTTGGTAATACGCTCGCCGTTGAAGCGAGTAAGATTGTTAGCAACTGCGCCTGTGATTACAAGGTTAGCTGTAATCGTAACACCGAAGTCTGGATTATAAAGTGGATTACCACCACCGGTTACTGAGATTGATTGTGCGTTCACATGATATGTAGCCTTCGCAGAACCAACACCACCACGCATTGCAGGTAGAGTGAAGATCATTACGTTATTGGCCACGTTTGCACGAGCGGCCGAAGCTGCTGTGATACGAGCAACTGCGTTGTTACCACCAGCAGTGTTTGCAATGCTAATTGACATAAGGTTACCTGATGGGCGCTTATGAACTGGCATATTAAACACAACATATAGGTTAGCACCAGATGCGTTTGCAGAAATAACTCCGTTAGCATTTAGCTTCACGAAGATTTCTACAATGTCTGGACTACCAAGAAATGTATTAGATGTATATCTAAATCCACTGCCTGGATTTGCTGCAACCAAAATTTCATCAAACTGACGTTGATTGCCATCTGATACGCGATTGGTGCGACGAACCCATCCAGCAGATGTTGCGATGACGTTACGCTTGTTTGCATAACTACCACCATCTGGTAAATCAAATGAGTGACCAATACCGCCTGCTAGTGGAAGTGGGCGATAACCTTTGCGGATAGCAGCTTCCGTATTTGCTCCGGAAGCTACCTGTGTGCTTTCTCTACTAAAACCCCATAGTGCCATTTTCTTATTCCTTTTCGCTTTTCGTTGTGACTACTCGGCATAATATAGATTTTATTCGCTATACCCTATTTAGTCTCTGAGTGGTGGGTTCATTAGGATTGGCTCTTTGCCACCCTTCATTCCCTTTGCTTTATCACCGTGTGTCTCACATGTCATAGACTTTTTACCTTCAGTGCAAGAGCATTTACCCTCTTTCATTGAAGACATTTGCTTATTAGCTTTAGACTGCATAACCTGCATTTTCTTCTGAACGATTGTCTTCTGAATCGCAGCCTTCTTTGCAGCCAATTGCTTTGCCATTGGATTCTCAGTGGCTTCATCCATACGACCATTAGCAGCAAGTCTCTCTTTGCGTCTTTGTGCCGCATAATCTGCTCCATTAGGTAACTTCTTTTTTGGCTCAGTCCAATTGTGTGCCTTCACTATTTTCTCTTTTTGACCAGGACCAACATCGACAACCTTATACCCAATGTCTTTTGTTGTCTTCACTTTAGTCATGGTCTTAGCTTCAGCAAATCCTGGATCAGTCTCTTCTTTAGTAAGTTTACTGATTGCTTTATCAACGCCTTTACGACGATTCATAAGCTTGCCTGTATTAGATTTGTCGCCTTTACCAAGAGCATACTGACGAGAAGCAATGTCTCTTACTCCTGCTAGAGCATAATTACCAAGAGTATTTTTTGATAGTTCATCAACAGATTCTACTTCTTCAGTAGCAGGAACCTTTACCTTGTGGCCGTAATACTTACCGTAAGCCAACTTAGAACCCTTTTCACGATTGGTGCGCTTACGAAACTTATCAGGATCAGATGGTTGATTACCTTGCATTTGTCTACCGGCCTTATAACCATAAGATGCAAGAGTTCCTTTCGAGATTTCATCAATCTGAATCTCTTCTTCCATATTCTTATCACGATCAGCACGATAGGCTTTCATCTTTGCAGACTTAGCATCCTTAGACGCCTTCTCTTTCTTCTCCTGATCCATACCCTTATCACGGAACTTATTAGCCATTCCAGCATACTTCTTGAAGATAGGACCAGAACGACCCTGAGCATCACCCATAGCTTTCTTAGCAGCCTTGTGTGCTGCGCTGTGGTATGTATCAGTTGATAGCTCATCAATTTGAGTGTCTTCTTTAGCCAATTTACCTACAGCTCTTTTGATGCCAGCTGATCTCTTGTTTATAGTATGAATGTGTGGATCCAACTTAGCCGCAGTGCCATCGGTACTGCCGGCGTTGTAACCAGCCTTTCCGAGACTTGCTGCTGATTTGTTTACATAAGAACCAAGAGTAGCCTTTGAAAGCTCGTCTACCTGCTCGGCTTCTTCCTTAGTTAGTTTGTCGGTAGCCTTAGCGATACCCGCGCGGCGCTTCCATGACTTGTTGAACATCTTATCAGCGGTTGCATCATCCTTCTTACCTTGCTGGTAATTTGAATAGTCGCCCTTCTTCATCTGATCCTTAACCGCATTGGCACGATCAGCATAACGACCAGTTGCAGCAGACTTAGTTGCCACATCATGTGAAGCCTTCTTAATATACGAACCCATGGTCTTCTTTGATAGCTCGTCTACCTGCTCGACTTCTTCCTTGTGTGTAGGAAGGCTCTTTGTCTTTGTACCAGCAAACTTACGAAGCTCTGAAGTCTTCATAGAAGCCATGCGGTTGATTGCGCCGCCCTTCTTGCCACCATCATACTCACCGCGCTGTGTAGCAAGTGCTGCGCCAGCTGCATGTTGCTGAGCCTTTGATACGGCCTTCTCGTCAACCTGCTCGACTTCTTCGAACTGCTTACGATCATTGCCTGACATCTTTTCGCGACCACGAATCTTATCAGCCACAGATGGATTCATTCTGCTTAGGTACTGACTATCTCTGTTCTTAGCACCGACAGCCGCCGCAGCTGCGTTCTTCTTTTCCTTATTAGCAGGATTTCCTTCATCAACAATTTCTTCCTTACGGAGCATCTTGAAATCTTGCCCATCAATCTTGCCGTTGTGGTTCTTGTCGATTTTGACTTGACCACCCTTGAGTGCTTCGCTTACCGCACTGATTAGCGAATCGCTAAGACCAAATGCTTTCTTATCAATAGACATTTTAGTTACCCTTTCTAGTAGTCATATAATCGTGGACTGTTGTTACATAATCTTCAGCCATTGTGATCTTGCTCTGTACCCAAGCTTCTAGCTGCATATCGTCTTTCATCATATCAGCAAGAGCGGAGGCGCGCTGTGCAATTATCTGCAACTGTGCGCGGGCCATCTGCCCTTCGTAGTCCTTTTCTTCTTTGATAGGGCCAAAACGAATTGTGTTTTCTAAGCTACGATATGACATAATTACCTTTCTTAGCTCTTCTTTGTCGCTCTCAACATCCAAGCGTGTTTGTTATGAATATCAATACGGTCTTGTAGGTAGTTTTCAATTCCTACCGCACCAGCAACCTCCGCTGCTTTCTGTGCAGGAACAAGCGTAGCAATAACTGCATTGTTATCATCGTACAAACGATTTAACATACCAGCAGCATTAGGAACTGTTAGCTCATCCTGAATGGTTGATAGCTCACCAAAACGCTTGAATGAACCTGGCGCATAAACATTCAATGCGCGAATGTGTTCTGCAAGGCCATCGGTAGCTTCAAACGCATCGGTGTATAGAGTTTCAAAAAATTCATGGTACTGCGAGAAGAATGGACCTTCTACGTTCCAGTGAAAGTTATGAGCCTTCAGATAAAACGCAAAGGTTGTAGCGAGTGATTTCTTGAGTAGTTCTGAAAGCTCATCCATTAGTTCTTCCCTTTTCTGCCTCTCTTAGGCTTAGGCGCATCTTCTGGCTCAATAACAACGACTGGTGCTTCTTCCACAACAGCTTCCACAACAGGCTCTGGCTCTGGTACAACGACGACAACCGTTTCTTCAGCCTTTACTTCTTCAACTGCTGCTTTAGCTTCTTGCTCATCAGCAACAATAAACTCTTCATTTTTCCATGGCTTTGCATATACCAAATACCCAACAATAGCTAGAAAAATAACGCAACCAATAATTACATCCATATCCATTTTCACTTCTCCTTTTTTATTTTGAACTTATTCTCGTTTACCAGCAAGCGCCTTACGAATCTCTTTGAAATGTGCTGGTGTCTTTGTGACCTTATCTGGACCATCGGCTGCATCGCCAACAATCGGCTTGTCAACTGAATATTTAGCTATACTAATAGGTTCTTCATATACCTTACGATATCTGAAGTTACTGCCGTCTTTCACGCGAATCACTTTATGGGATGCATGGCGGGCCGTAATATCTTCTGTTCTTGAAACTCTGAGATCCTTGTTTGATGGAGATCCTTCAGAACCTGGCTTACGCATATGCTCGCCAGAACCATTCTTGATACGGTTCTGTTTAGCGTGAATATTATCCCATAGTCCACGCTTTTCGTCAACGCTTGTTTCTTCGCTACGGCAGTTCCACTTACGCAATGCTAAGGCTTTACGAGATGGCTCACCGTTTGGTTTCTTCATCGGTCCGTCAACACCACTCATGCGAGCGCAGAATGATTTACGACGACCAGCGGCTTTTGATCCAGCTTTTAATTTAGATGGTGGTGTAGTAACTGGGGCTTGCAGATTACCACCAGTTTCTCTATTATAGCGATCTCGGCCCTTTTGAGTTAACCCACCGGTTGGACTCTTATACCCGCCATCTTCAGCTAGATCCTCATCCAACTTAGCAGCGAAGCCGCCAGCAATAAATGAGTCCACGCGATTATATGCGCGACTGACATTGTTTGATTCAGCCATTTCACGAGCGAACACCTGATTCAAAACACCTTCAGATACACCAGACTTCTTTGCTTTCTTGCGTAGATCAGGATTTGGTTGACTATCAAGTTCCTTATTCACTACGTTATAACGAACGCGAGAATATGTTGCAGGATCTTGCGTAGTCAAATCAATAAGCTTGTCTAATAGATCAGCAAGGTTCTTACGAAGCTGTGGGCTTTGCAAAGCAAACTGCTTGCTACTACGCAACGCACGACGATAACCTTGAAGCTCGGTTGTGTCAACAAGGCCGAGACGCAATAGAACATCCATCTTTTGATTCAGACGACGCGACTGATTTGGATCTTCCGAATCTTCCTTTACTGCTGGCTTCTTCTTTTCATTAGCTTGTGTGATACCAGGAGGTGCATCAGAATCATTTGGATTCCAATTGCGAGCATTGAATGATACCTCATCAAGCTTTCTGCCACCAAGAGAAATTTTTGGCTTGTCTTTTGGAATACCATGTGACAAAACATTTCTAAATGCAGTCAAACTCTTACTAGCTGCAACGGTTAGCTTTTGTTTATCAGCTGGCAAACGTGTTCTATCAAATAGATCCAACATCTTTCTCGCATCAACCACAGAAATCTTTACCTTGTGCTTATCACCAAATACCACCTCATGCTCACCGCGAGCGATGATAACCTTACGCATTTGATAGATGATATTGGTATCGCCAGCATCTACAGCATCGGCTGCGCTTGAACGTGCTTCGGTACGCATACGAAATTGAGCAAGACGCTTACCACCACCATGTGTTGTATGCTTTGGATTTGGCGCTGAACGATCAACCGTTGTAGGGTCAACATCTGTTGAAACAATTTTTGTTGCGTCAATATGCAATGGGCTATCATGTGCGACATCAGCTTTTGATTTTTCCCAATCTGATACCGAAATCTTCTTTGCTTTTGCTTGCTTGATATCTGTTGCTCTGTCTTTTGCAGAACCTTCTTTGCCTTCTAGGAACATGTGAAATGCCTCGTTTGTAGATGAGCGAGCCTGCGCTACAGAAGCCTGCGCTTTGCTACGGATACGTGGAAGAATGCGTGTGGCTATTCTATTGATAGCACCCTTTAGTGATTTACCAAAACGCTGTGTCAATGCATTATCAACTGAGATGCGCTGCGAACGTGATAGCGCATTATAATCTAGGTTCTTGCGGCCGCTTGCGCGAGCGCGAAGGATCATAATAGCAGCCTTACGCGCACGAAGGCGTAGGCGTTGCCCAGCTGGCATCTGCTTTGATTTAAGCTTACGCAGACGAGCAAGACGCTTGCTCATAGATTTCATCTTTTGTGAACGCTTCTGGCGTTGCTGAGATGTTAGGCCTTCATGAACATTCTTTGGTTCATCATCATACGCAATCATATCCAACATCATAGCATCTTCATCGCGAAGATCCAGCTCACTCATATCGGTTAGCTTGTCAAGATATCTATCAATCTCAGCGTCAGATGGTAGTGGAATTTCTTCCTCAGCAACTACGGATTCATTCATTGTTTTTCCTAGACGCGATTGGATGATGCGGATCATTTGCTTTACATCTGCATCGGTAAGATGTTCCGACATAGCATCTCTGACCTTAGCAAAGTCACCAGCTTGGGCCCACTTGCGAATGTCGGATGCGTGAACGCCATCAAGATCACCAACGCGAGTGTTTACGATAGAGTGGCGAGAATGAACCTCGATCTTATCGTAGTTGTAATCTGTTCCGTTGTACTTATCAACAAACGCTTTTATTTCTGCAACTCTATCGTCACCCAATACGATATGCATGGTATCATATTTACCAGACAAACTCTTTAGTACGCCAACCATTGATGGATTAGAAATCGGTGGCACATCAAATAGTTTCTTATGACCAGGAAACATCTTATTCAGGAATCGGATCTTTTCCTGTGGTGTCAGTGGATCTTTCTTCTTATTGACGGTGCGCGAAACAAAAACTTTGGCATCGCTGTGTGTTGATTTAGCAAGCTTGATAACTGCGTCAACTAGGTGCGCGTGTTCTTTGTGTGGCGGATTGAAACGACCAAGCGGTACGATAACGATAGATTTACTCATCTTTCGGTGCCGCCTTTCTGAATGAACCCTGAGCAAAGTTCTGCATACTGAATACGCGGCGCTTGACTAGCTTTGCAGTACCGTGCTTACCGAGAAGAACATAACCTTCTGGATTTGTCTTTACCAACGCACCAAACTCATTCTCAAAATATCTACGAATAGGTTGATATGTGTCTAGCTCGTCAATAATCTTGTCCTTGATATCAGCAAGCTTGTTGTGAACATCAAGGACATTTGTGATTAGGTTTTTATTGGATTCAATTTGGCTGGTAATGGTATCATATACCACCTGCTTTGAAGCTTTACCTTTTTCACTAGCAGCCTTGTCAATGAACTTCTGAAGCTTCTCTTTCATATACGCAAGGAAACCAGCATACGACTGATCGGTGTTATTACGGATCACATAGTTGGCATATGCAAGAAAATGTGGATTCATCTCTTCGGATGAAATGTATGCAAACGCATCACCCGGTATAGATGCAAGGAGCTTATCGACCTCTGTGATATGGGCCTTCAAATGACCAACATGATCCAACGATGGCGCATCAATTGGCATCAGGAACACATGTGAGTTTTTCTTCATGTCACGCGCTTGAATTGTCACGCGACTACCAGATGCATTGTACTTAGTATGCGGTGCGAATCCAACAACCGACTTAGCAATCTCTCTACCAAGCACCGAGTTCACAGGTACCGCATTGATAACTGTGTTTGGTTTGAACAACCAGTGCTGGACACCTTCAATGTCAACCTTCTTCAGGTCAACCTTAGCGAACATCATATCGCCTTGAAGGATCTCATTCTTGTTGTTTGTAATGTAGGGGAAATATTCTAGAGCGAGCTTTAGTTTAGCTACGAGCCCTGGTGCGTGGCCGTGATTACGCTCAATGTCGTCTACGGTGAAATTGACCTTAGGATCTTTGTTGAAGATTGATTTGGTCGCTACAAAGAACTTACCATTCTGATAGCCATAGAATACGCTAGGAGCACCGTCGATCTTAGTTTGATTTACAGTTTCAGGAATGCCCTTTATGAGGTCATGGAAGTAACCACTGATCTTAGCAATGGACTTCTTTCCAGAAACATAAATCTCGTCTTCAATGTGGGTATAGTGCGACTTGTCTTCCTCAGACGAAAACGCAGCTTCTACCACGAAGCTCTTGAATCTTTTCATCATACTCCTAGCGGGATTGGCGTACCCTAACCGCGACCATGCAGGACTGCCTTAGCTTTCTGCTCGTCTATTTATAATACTTGACAAATTAATATTTCCATGGTATAATAAGGATGTTGTAACCGGTCAGATACTACGCTTTAGTGTCAAAGCTAACTACCACTTCATTCAATCTAACTTCTTTACCGGCAACCATTTCTTTACCACGACCCTTAAGTCTAATTCTAACTGAAGTTTTATCTGAAACGGTTTTGATGAGTGCTGGTGTAACCAATTCTAGTTTTTTGTCGGATAAGATATGATCTGCTGCCAATTTTGATGTTGCACCAAAAGTGTATTTCCCTGTTATCGCTTCTTCAATAATAGCTAATTTTATTTTTTCATACTCTTTTGAAACCACAGGATTTTTACCAGATCCTAAAATATTTTGAAGAAGGTCATTGTATCGCTGTGCTTTCCCTAACACAACGTCAGCTTGTGTTCTACGCATTTTCCCAAGATCACCATATCCCTCATCTAATTCAGCTAGAACAGACATTATTGATTTGATTTTTTTAGCGTCATACCCAGGCTTCTTTGACACATTCTTCAATACACCATTGAGAAATTTTACTGTCGTTTTAATACCACCAGATGATAGTTGAATAGAACCACCATGCTTTAGAGAGCATTTGATTGCTTTCTTAGCGCATGTAATATATAGATCAGTTTTCGGTTCTACCCCACCACCAGATGTTTTTTCGATATCTTTGATTTTACCATACGCTTTTTGTATCATAACGATAGCATATTCGGCATCTTTTTTTACATCTGCATCAGCCGTGGCGTAATTGGCCTTGGCTGTTTTGGCATTTGCATCGTTAGCAAATTTTTTAGGATCCACTTTAGCTACGAGATGGTAGATGCACCATTCAAATTGTAAACCTTTATTTGCCATTTGCCATTATACCTCATCTATCCAACTTCTTAACTGCAAGCTTGATGCCTGCTTTTCTAGCTCTCATTTTATCCGCAGGATCTTTACCAAGTTCCTTGTTCTTGCCTCTGTAATGACTTGGAATACCAGCCTTGTGACTAGGACCAGTTGCATCAACTTTACCAAGCTGATTGTCTGCCTTGTAAGCATATGAACCAAGTGTCTTTCTTGATAGCTCATCTACCTGCTCGTAGTTTTCTTCAATGTACTTTTCGGTTAGCTCAGGGAAATTTTCCATGACATAATCAAGAAAGTGTTCTACATCAAAATCAATGTCCATTTCGGTATCATTTACCTGCTCAGCGGATTCATTGATAGGAACAATTGGTCTACGACCATTTGGTGTTAGAATATATGTCATGCTTATACCTTTCTTGTTATCCGTTGTAACGTGTTATTCTTCCATCCTCATGGATTAGGAATGCTTCAAAATTAATCTTTGGAAACTCGGTATGCAGTTCAATGAACTTATCAAGGTTGGCCTTAGCGTCATCAAACATTCTAGCTACCTGATACTTACCAGCTTTTAGTTGGTCACGAACAATTTGCTTTTTGGCTTCTGCACCTGGGGCTTTAATATTGCCTGCGCGATACACATGCACCTGCGTGATATCAAAGCCATACTTTTTAAACGTATCAAGGAACAGCTTCTTATCGTCTAGATCCGCGCGAGCGGTACAGATGATAATGCGCTTGTTAGGATGCGCACGGAATCTGCTAATCATTTTCTTAGCCGTCTTGAATACAGTCTCAATTGGCTTTGCGGTATCAGCGAACACCTTAGATGATCGGAATTGAGCGAAGTCAAATTCCTCACCGTCTTTTAGCTTGTACACATTGAACTCGGCTGGTGTTAATTTCTCAACAACCTTGCCATCTTTTCTGACGAGGACTTGTGTCGTGGTGCTGAATAGCGTGTCGTCAATGTCAAACACCGACAGACTACCAGAAACATCCTCAGCTATGAACTCGCGGAATTTTAGCATCGTACCCTATTTATAATAAAACGAAAAAGGGGAAAGCGTTATTGCTTCCCCCTGACTAACATAATAAAAGGCACCTCCTTGTATGCTAGCCCAATTTTCTGTAGCCCAGCAACTTGTTTGCTGGGTAGTAAGCTACGCTAACCTCTTTGTTCTGGTTACCACCAAGAACCTTGATGTATCTAACACCATCAACAGTTTCCTCACCGACATAGAACCCAACATGGCCTGCTGAGCTATTCTTGCCTCGTGAAAACACCGCAATATCACCTTCTCTTGGATATGTAGTAGGAATTCCGTACCCTAAAAAGCTGCGAGCTAATAGAGAACCTGTGCCCTGGTATCCAGCCTTATTTAATACCGCATTTGCGAAAGCTGCACACCATGGAATACGAACTGGGTCCACCTTCATATCATTACCAGCTGATAGTAGCTTGGTAAGATCGGAACGGTCGTTTCTTACATTTAGCCCTTCCCACTCTCTCGCAATCCGCACTGGTTCTGGTGCAAACACAGGGCGTGGATTTTCACGGCGCATAGGTTGTTCTGGATGCGACTGAGATACATTGGTGTTACCCTTAGGAAGCTCGGTATTCAAATCAATAACAGCCATTACCGGTTTAGCTTTAGGCTTCTTATGCTCTACCGGTGGCGCATCTAGCTTTTGCCAACCAGCAAAAAACTGTGATGCTTCGGCTCTCTCCCTATCCTGTCTGAAGAAATTTGCAGGCGTGTCGTCATCATATGTAGACGCAACAATAGCAGCTGCGGCTGGGACTACTCTCTTTGCTTGCAACTGCTTGCAGAATTTTGCAAGATGTGCGTATCTGTCTTGTACGCTTAGGTTACAGTAGCGTTCCGCGGTCTTCGCTGAAACTTTCTTCTTGGGTTCGGCTTCTGCGGTGTTACATAAGAACACCAGCATGAGTACAGCCATGGTTGTTTTTAACATTTTAGTCTCCTATTTAAATCTAGGATCCTTAACTAAATCGTCGTAACCACCAACATGTTCGTCATTGATAAAAATCTGAGGTACTGTACGATAGTCAGGATACTGCTTAACGAAATCTTCACGGGTAATATGTTTGCCAATCTTAAACTCGGTGAACTCAAGATGGCGGTCGTTGAAGAAATCTTTGGCCGCAGCACAATAACTGCACACGTCCTTTGTGAACATCTTAATCTGCATTACTTAATTCTCCAGCCGTCGAATATCTATTTAGAATTTGAAATTACCAAACTTTGACTTTGGTTTGGTACGCTCACGGTCTTCCATACCAAACTTAGAGTTGTCCATTACGGAGTCAGACCGCTTGGTCTTACCACCACGACTATCATCAATCAGATCATCCTGTGCGCTATCCTCAGCGTCAAAGAGACGCATTTTGGTTCTATCAATACCAAGCATAAACCTTTTATTGATAGCTGGATCAGCATAGCGGTTCTTCAATTGCTTTACCATTACCTGCCCACGCTCGTCTGCGTCTTCGGTACGGATAAGAGCAATCATAAAGTCGGCCGTGGCTGGTAAACCAAACGACTCAGATGTATCTTCAAGCCCAGGATCGCTTGAAGTATAGCCAGACCTGGTTGTCTGTGTGGCTGATACGATGGGTAGATTTTTCTCTACCGCAAGGCCACGAAGCTCTTCTGCAATAGCCTTAATGTATGTATAACTATTCACATTTGCACCAGGTTTGATTCGTGCGGACATGCAGATATTCAGGTAATCAATATAGATGATATCTGGCATAAAATTTCGCTTTAGATTTAGCTCATTCAGGAGATGCCTAAAATGTCCCGCGTGTGCGGATGCAGTAGGATATTCCTTGATGATAAGCTTACCAGTTGTCTTCGCACGAAGGCGTTCAATCTTCTTTTCGTACATATCACGCGGTAGCTGCCCAAGGTCTTCTAGTGGCACATTCAGCAGGTTGGCATCAATGCGCTCTGCGATTTTCTCTTCGGCCATTTCCATCGTGATATAGAGAACATTCTTACCAGACGCAAGATTATTTGCTGCGAAGTGGCACATCATCAAAGTTTTACCAGCACCGGTGCCAGCGAGGATGATGTTGAGAGACTTACGAGATAGACCACCACGAGTGATATCGTTCATCAGACCTAGATCAAACGGAATCTTTTCTTCTACGCGATGGTAGAAATCATATCGCTCACCGAAGTCCTCGATGAAATCGTGACCAACATGAGAATCAAAAGATACGCCGAGGGCCTCTGATAGGATCTCAGGGATGCTACTAGACGAGCGGTTCTTATCTTTACCATCAAGAATGGTAATGCTTTCCATGATTGCATTATGGACAGCTTTCTCTTGGCAAAACTTTTCGGTGTTGTCAAGCAACCATTGAATGTCAGTAGGTTCTGGTTCGCTAAGATTAGCAACTACCTCAAGAGCCCGCTTATGCTCTTCTTCTGGCATGTTGGTTGCATTGTCCAACTCAACTGCAAGAGCTTCGCGTGTGGGCCTAGAATTATACTTCATCATAAAATCATGAACGCGCAGGAATACCGCGCGTTCACTACCATTGGTAAAATACTCGTCTTTAAGAAACGGCAGGGTCTTCCGTGCGAAGTCCTCGTTGTGCACCAGATTCTTCAGGATTGTCTGTTCTATTCTCATCGGATCCAATCTTCCCTACACTGTCAGATAAAATATGATAAATGATGGAAGCAATAACATCTTCCATACGGCGCTTCACTTCAGGATCTTCCGGTGTTGAACCTTCAACGATATGATAATTGAAGGTAAGCAATGCACCTTCTTCATCTGGTGCGCCAATCTTTAGGTTCTCATAGTGATATACCAAACCTTCGAACTCACCATCTTGAACATGGATGCATGTGAAATTCTGTACGCTTGGATGATCTAAGTGATTATAGCGTGGTGCAACGGGATTGTCAATAACATTATTCGGCATCGTCATCACCACTATCTTCCATGATAGCACCCATAGCCATCTTGTACTTGCTTTCAATGTACTGAGAGAAATCCGTTTCCTTGAACATTTTTAGCCAAAACTCTTTGTTGTTGACAATATCTCCTGCTCGGAAGTTTGGTGTATGGACTTCTCCAGTTTCCTTATCGACTGTTGCATACCATCCATTCTTAGGCTTAATAATATAACCGCCGTCGAGAGCAACATCAAGGAGGCCTGACCAACGATTAATACCACCTTCGAAAGAGACGGTAATTGGGATCTTGGACTTCTCTTTGACATAGCGCGACTTCTCAACATTGATAACGAAATGGTAACCTTGGATCTCAGTACCGTCCTTGTCTTGCTGACGACCAAGAATCCAAATAGCATCGGATGAATAGTACGAGCCGGTACCACCGCCAACGATATCTTTTGGATATAGACCGATCTCTTTATAGGTATGATTGACGACGATCATAGGCATATCCTTGAGCGTCAAGTGTGGCGTAATCATACGGAACAAAGACTTCAACTGCTTTGCTCTGGACATATCAGCGACCGACTTACCGTCTAGCGCATCGTCCACTTCTTTCTTTGATGCAAGATTACCAATAGAATCAATAACAATCATAACATGTTCGTCGCGAGTAATCTCTTTCATTTGCTGCATGATATCAAACTTTAGTTCCTCGATATCAGTGATCGGTGTATGCACCACACTATCAAACGGAATACCAAATGTTTCAAAATAAGACTGAGGAGTACCAAACTCAGAATCATAAAACAGTACGATACCATCAGGATACTTCTTTAGAAACGATGAAGCCATAAGCAAAGCAAAGCCAGTCTTGAAATGCTTTGATGGACCAGCGAGCATTGTAAGGCCTGGTACAATACCGCCATCAACGCTGCCAGATAGTGCTACGTTAATCATGGGAACAGAAGTAGGAATCATATCCTTCTTCGCGAAGATTTTGCTATCAGCCAATGTGGACGTGAAAGCGATTGTAGAATTTTTGATTAGCTTATCTTTGAGTGACATATTACCTCCATTAATATAAACATCATATCACAAGTTTATTAGATTGTCAACCACAATTATTTTTCTAGCAACATATACAAAACTTTTTCATTGCTATCATTATCAGAATCGTGGGTGGCGTAGCCCACGATATTTTTCCATTCATTTAGAGTTTTATATGTAAATTCTTTGATCGTGAATTTACTTTTTGCTATTTTCTTGATAAATTCTTCGGCTGTTGATATGTGCATCCCGGGAACAATTATGTTACATATTACGGCCTTGTTTGTCAAATTATAAATGTTTTTCATAACCTCATCAAAAAAATCAGGTTCAATCGCGTTTAATACATTATTGCATACTACGATATCTGAAGCTTGTGAAGGCTGAATAGAATATTCTTCGATAAAGGGGTCATATCTAGTAACATTGATATTATCAGTAATTTTTTTTTGATGCGATCCATCTTTTGCATAGCTATAATCAAAGCCACATCCATAATCTAAAATTGATATAGTTTTATAAATTTTACAGAAGTTGTAGATATCTTTTATGCCATTAGGCGTGACATAAACATATCTATTTGTTCTGGAACAATGCTGCCATTTTAAATCTTTATTTTTTGTATAATCATTATAATCTATGCTCCAGAGTTGTGTCATACGATTGCCCTTCAGGACTTCATGTAGTCATCCATCTTCTTGATGAAAGTTTTGATTGTCTTATCCCGGTTAGGCCATACGATGGTATCCTTTTCAGGATTCTTCATCAAGTTATTCAGCAATGGCATAATCATCTTACGCAAGCCTTCTGCCTTGTCAACAGCCTGACTTTTAATTTCTTCGGTGTCAGAAAATGTAAAGCCAAAATCGTATTCGTCGTCTTTCATGTGAAGAATGCCTCCAGTGTGGATTGTTTTTCGGTGTGCCAATTAATGGTGTTAAGAATAGTGCGAAGTGGATCGAGAAATGCCTTATCAAATTGCATATCATAGTCAATATATGCGTTTAATTTAAACTCAGGTGGCAACTGAGAGATTACGGCAATCACATTCTCATGGATAGGATTTGGCATCTTCATATAAGCAAAGCGGATCTTTTCACCGTCTTTGATTTGCTCGTATTTTTTCGTAAGCTTCATCTGTTGCAGCTTCTTATTGAATACGATAGCACCACGCACATGCATGGGAACGCCTTTTGTCTCGTACTGATATTTAGTGAGGTTCTGGACACTGCGAGGGAATGCAATATCTTCAAATGGTAACTTGCAAAACTCTTTACGGAACTTTTCAATGTACCTATGCAGGTCATCTTCGCTCTGTGTCATAACGATGTTAAGAACATCTTTAATAGCCGTGCGGCAAGCTGCTGGTGTTGAGGACTTTACAGCTTCCATACCCATGATTTTTAATTTTGGCTTAGCATATCGCACACCTTCGGAATCATGGACATTGAGAATGTATCGCTTCTTTGCGGTCCAGATGCCACGGTCTGCAATTACTTCGCGCTTCATATTCATTTTTTGCTGGAAGGCACACATACGTTCAGCAAGATCCTGATAGATGCGATCAATAACTGGTTCCATTTTATCACTAGCCACCTTATCAAGAAAGTTAATGATCTTTTCTTTGAGTTCCGGAGTAAGCCCTTCAGCCTCAATTCTCTTTTCAAAGACGCTATGTACCAATTTATCAAAGCTAATATAAAGCGAATCTGTATCAGACGCAATAACATAATCATAATCCTCCGTCTTCAATAATTTGTTGAGATACTTATTCATTTCATTTTCAGCCCAACGAATTGATAGTTGCCCACCAAGAGTGATAGCGGTAGCTTGGTCAATATCAAAGAAACGGAAATGCTGATTACCGATAGCGCCATATGCGGAGTTCAACTGTACTTTCTTTGCAAGCTGCATATTCTTGTAGCGTGAGATATCTTTAACAGCCTGTTTTTTCTCAGCTTCGGTCTTTGCATTCTCGTAGGCCTTTTGAGCAAGGATCATCTTGTCCTTATACACCACACGGTCATTGTACATGCGTTGCATAATCGTAGGCAAGAACCCTTGCTTCGCTTTACTAAAGAAACAACCGTTAGCTGCAAGGCCATAACCATCAGGCACTTCTGGCATATTACCAGCAAGCAGATCATCAATCGTAACGTCTGCTTGGATTGCATAGCCTTTCGCGTTCACATGAATGGTTTCAGGTGAAATGTTATACTGCATAATCAAATGTGGATACAGACTGTTCAAATCAAAAGACATGACCCATGAGTGCGAACCAACCTGTGGGTCTTTCACATACGCACCAACAAACACTTCGTCCTTGCTACCACCACCGTTGAGTGGTACTGCGATTCTCTTCTTCCACAAATGGTTGTGCGTGATAACATCCCACATACGCACCTGCGTGAACACGTCCGCGATGGTAACTTTCGCGTCATACGCGAGCGCGAGGGCCATATCAATTAGTTTCATCTTATCGTCCATCTTCACGATAAGTTCCACGTCGATGATATTGTAGTCAATAAACTTAGTATGATCTTTCATGTAGAATTCGTGGAGTGTCTCAAATTCAGAATGGTCTAGTTTCTTCTCACCAAGTTCAACGAATGCAATATGGTCAAGACGATATGATTCCTGCTGAGAGTATGTGAATTTCTTATACATCTCAAGATAATCAAGTGTAGCCACACCACCAATATCATATGCAACCTGCACCTTGTTGAATGTCATTTGAACTCGTCTCTCACGGACATTTTTCCATGGTGAGAGGCGCTTCATTTCACTTTCACCAATGACCGTTGTCATACGTTTGGCAAGATAAGGAATATCAAACCATGTGATATTCCAACCAGTGACGATATCGGGATAACCATCGTGCGCCCACTCACTCAGAAAACGAATGAGCAATTCTTTTTCGTTGACACAGTGATGGTAGAAAACGTCATTGCGTGTTGGTGTGTATGGCTTTAAACCAAACACATGAAAGATCGGGCCTTTCTTCAACGTGATGGCTGTGACGGTATCCGATGCTCGCTCTACCGCAGGAAAACCATTCTCAGAACTTACTTCGATATCAAGATATGCGACCTTGATTTGGTCACGATCATATGGCACATCGGTTGGATATTCTTCATTCAGGTATGTGTAGACGAACCGCTGTAGACCAAAGATATTGAAATTGGTTACGTCTTCATATTGCTTGAGAAAGTCCTTAGCTTCATTGATGGATTCAAATTGGATTGGCTCAAGCGAAAGCCCACGAATGTCGGTCCAGCTTGCATTCTCATGCTTTGACTGGACAAACATCGTGGGCTTGTAGGGAATCTTTTCGTTGAACTGTAGCCCGCGGTCGTAACCGCGAACCAAGATGTTGTTGCCGAACTGCATCGCATTGGTGTAAAATTTGCTCATGGTGTATAGTACACCATCGTCATCAAAATGTCAACCCGCTTTTCGGCAATACCAATCCAGAACCAAATGAGGTGTTGTAAGCATTTTCAACATCAAGCATTGGCTCATAGACAAAGAGAATATTGGACGAACTAACCACAATCTCTTTACTCTTTGCCATTGGTAGGTAATCAAGAAGGCCCATACTGGCTTTACCATTTGTGCCCTGTTGCATCACAATAGCGGCGGGCTTTTTGATTACAATATTATGCTGACCAAACGCACTCACTTTACCAATCACTTCATCGCCAGTGAAAAACCTAACGACCATCACACTTTCAACATCATCATTCATTTTAAAATCCTTATTTTGTTACACCTTGCATTTTCTCTTGTCCTCTTGACCAAGCAGAGATACCAAGAACTGCACCCATTGCTAGATGGAACAAACCAGCGCCTTGCAGCGTAAGTGGATTCCATTGGGTTAGTGGTTGCTTCATCATAACTTGAATCACATTCCACATGATTGGGAATATAGCCATGTCTAAACAACAAATGACCATGTAGCACCAACCCATTGCGGGTCGCCACTTCTTGACCATCCAGTCTTCATTCTGCTTTGCGTTCTCTGCTTCCCACTGTTTCTTTTCCAGTTCAATCTTAGCAAGCTGAGCTGCTTCGGATAACTGTGGGGCTGATGGTGCACCTGCTCTAGGGGTTGAGTCGATATATGTAGTCTGGATTGAAGCGCCTGCTCCTTTAGTTGCAGGGGGAATCTGATCCATTGCTGGTTTAGGTTCATCCGTTTCTACTGTAAATTTAGGCATCGCATTTCCTTATGCTGTGAATATCTCCAGGGCAGCAGCATAATGAGATTTACGATCTTCAAGTCCAATGGTACCACCATTGATTTTTTTAGTTACATTAACAACGTCACCTTTATCAGCCCAATTGTTTAGTTCACGCGAGTCCCAGAACCATCCAGCACTCCACGCAGCTCCTTCTTCTGTACTCAACCACTCGGTTGCTTCTTCTAGTGGCCACCCCATGTCTTTGGCAAAAGCTTCATAATTTGATTTGCCTGTCAATTGGATAAGCCCACGTCCGCAGTAGCGATACCCATCTCCTGATGCTTCATCACCGTTACCCATGCGCGAAGCATAGACACGATTGGCAATTTTCTGTGGATTCTTAGCGAACGGTGTTGGATCTACTCCACGAAAATACTTAGGGAAAATTACCTTCAAGCGATCTGCTGAATAGTTTAGATTTTCCTTGATCGTTCTTAGTCCACCAGATTCATGGCCTACCTGAGCAAGGAACATTGAGATACGTTGAGGGGTGTTGATTTCATAAAAATCCATAACCTCATTTAGAGGTTCCACATATTTCTGAATAACATCTTCGCCCGTATCTTCGAAGAACTCATTCAACTGTTCGAATGTAATAGCCATAGTCACTCCTTATTGAGTTACTTTCTATTTAGTACCGTCATAGCAATCATAGGAATTTCACCACGATATAATCCAATGTCAGATAGTTCTCTATCCGATAGACGATTCAATTCATTCAACGCCTTGTAGTAGCGGCGTGTGTCTTCTACTTGCTTTGCGATTAAGTTAAAAATATTTTGCATTTGTCTTTCTCCGAACAATAATAGCGAGCCAGTTTCCCAGCTCGCTTGCATGATGTAGGATTCAATGGGTTGTAATTAGTCGATCTTGATGTTCTTAGGCTTCTGGTTCTCAGGGATAAAGTTTTCCAACCACACCTTGAGAATGCCGTTCATCAATTCGGCATTGTTTACCACTACAGTATCAGCAAGAGTGAATGTGCGATTGAAGGCACGCTCTGCAATTCCCTTGTAGTAGTAGAATTCGGTAGCCTTATCCATATCACTGGAGTCTTTAGTCTTACCAGCGATGGTTAGCTTACCACCATCGAGAGTCAGCTCGATATCTGTCTTTGCGAATCCCGCGACAGCCATTTCGATAACATACTTGTTATCATCGACCTTCTTGATATTGTAAGGTGGATATCCAGGAAGGTTCTTACCGATGCCATCCAACTGCGAAGATAGCAGCTTAAATGTCTTGTCGAAGCCGACAGAGAAAGGATCGAAAGATGCGAATGGAGATGGGATTTGTGCGTAGTCGTTCTTAGTCATAGTATGACCTCCTATTAGGCAAGGTTGATTATGTGACCCCGAGGGCATCACGGTTTTATTTATATGTAGCGAAGGAGATATACCCCCAACACTACACATAAATTCAAGAGGGTAGAAGCTGCGTCGATCAAGCGACCTTTCCGCGGTTCTTACCGATGTTGTATTTAGCTTCCAGTTTCCAATCACTCTTCTCCTTGTGTGTGAGAATTTTGATTTGATTTAATGAAGCAATAGGGTCTTCCGATGCTTTAGGATCGACGAGATCAATCAACTCCCATTCAGCGAGTAGATTAGCGATCTTGTTTCGACGAGCCTTATCATCATCAGAGAAGTTGGTTGGCTTGCCATCAAGCGCGAATAGTTCCTTGAAGTGAACCACATAGTAGCGGCCCTGCTTGTGGAAAATATGGCAAGATTGATAGAGTGTTGATTTTTCTGCGGACGCGACACCGATGCGGCTGAGCGTTTCGCGAATCTTTAGGAAATCTTCTGGTGTCTTTAGTCGTACCTCAATCATGGATTCAATAATGGATTGCATTGTGTTCACCTTTTGCCAAGTAACGACCCGATCTGGTCTACTTGGCTGGGTGTCAATACGGTCAGTGCTTGTTTAGCTTCTGAACGCCCATAGCCGAAGAACTCCATAACCAGGTCGACAGAATCGTTCTTTTCTTCTTTTTGCCACTTGGCAAACTTACGGTTCTGTTTCCTGATTATATTTATAAAATACTCATACTGGAGTAATTTGTCTAGATGCCCACGCATGTTCATCTCGTTGGCATA